ACATAGATTGGTCTCCCACCATTTTGTTTGCTGCCTTTATAGGGTCCAAAGATTTTCATTCTGTTGGCCATTTACCTTTCAGTACGAGTATGGAAATGATAGCATAGTTTGCTAAATCTCTAAAGGAATCCTCAAGGGATTCGTGTGCGGGTGTGTCGTGACGATTGCTATCTAACAGGTTATTGATACGAGCCATCTTGTCCCACATGCGTACACGTAGCCCATTGATAGCACCGCCAGGAGCCTGAGAGATATTCTTAGGACCATAATCCTTATGTTTGGACAGTAGAAGATTATTTAACTCATCTGATATAGCCCAGATATCTAATTCCAACTGGTCTGGTTCATGTTCATCCATGTCAGATACGTTAAAACCATTGTACAGCACTGCTTTTACAGCACCCATGTCATCCTTGTCCATTCTCTTTTAACATCCTCTCGATGTTTCTAATCCCCATGTCTGCCTCTTCTGCAACAATTGACTCCTCAATGAAGTCATCTAGTTCATCACTAGACGCGTTGACGAAAAGGAACGCTGTGTCCTGCACCACCTGATAGGCTTCTTCTATATCAGCATGGTCTATCATGTCAGATACAGTCTGCAAGAATTGAAATAAATCAAATGAATATTTAGGTGTGACTCTTACATCCCATGTAAACTCAACACCAGCATGGTCTAGGAAATCAAACAGGTCGGTGGTCTTGTAGTCACAATCTGCAGTCTCGCAGTGGACTAAACCATCTTTATCAGGAAACAACATCGACAACACTTCCAATCTTCTGTTGAAAATATTCTACACCATATTTTAAATACATGCTGTTTACATCCTCACCATCAGGCATCTGCACCACCACTAGATTCCCTAGTTCTTTGGCAAGATGTTTAGCGAAATCAGTACCAGCGCTATCGCCATCAGCAAAAAGAAATACCTTATCAAAGTCTGCAAGTAACCGCGTGTAGTGTTTCTTCCAGTTGTTGACTCCTGGGACACCCACCGCAGGTATGCCACAAGCATTATCGAGCGTAATCGTATCGATTTCACCCTCACAGATAGATATATATGAGGAGGCTTTGAAGAACGCACTAACGTTATAGAGATGGGTAGTCGCACCCGTAAGCCCCATATACTTTGGCTCCGATAAATCCATGGAACGGAATCTAAGGTCAACCACCCCTGAACGCGTGATGTACGGAATCGCAAGTCTGTTGACATAGTTCTCATGCCCCGTCAGTGGCTCTAGCACGACGCCCAATCGAGCGCGAGTTGCCTGCTCTAGAGTTAGACCCCGCTCTGCGAGATAGTCCTCCGCCTCGTGTAGAGCGCTGTGGTAGAACTTTGCCGCTTTGGTTAAAGATTCCCTCTGCGATATTGATTGCTTCACGGAATTGAACTCCTTCTTTCTGCATAATTATAGCATAACCATCGCCTTTCATCTGACAAGCAAAACAACAGAAAGCGTTATCGTCTCTCGTTGCTGATGCAGATGCATGACTATCATTATGGAATGGACACTTCATGCTAAACCAACCACGTCGGATTGGGACAGTAGCGCCATAGTATTCTAAAATAACTGCTATATCGGGTTTATCATACTTCATTTAGTACCTCTAGTGATTCCATAATTTCTTTTCCTAAGTCATAGGGTACACGAGAACGTTCAGTCGCGTTGACTAATGCCTGGGTTCCTGATGAAGTGCCACGAGGAGAGGCTATGTGACAAGATGAGCCGTTACTACAGGGTTTCCTTGGTGTCCACCCCGAAAGGTTTCCCCAAAGGTCTGTGGGTTTCATACGGGTATCACCATACTGGCAATACGTCACAGTTCTGCGAATGTAATCCTGCATGAGTGGAAGGATGCGTAGCATGCCTCTTGGGTTCTCCATAAGCCAGCCATACTTAGGGTCTAACTCTTTAATCAAATTAAGTGTGTGCTCAACCAGAGCCATACCCTTGAGAGCACCATCTGTTTTAGGATAAGCAAGTTTATCTTTCTTCTCCCAATGCTTAGTCATAGAGGCTACTGAAAAGGCTGTGCATGGTGGTGATGCCCAAATAAAATCAGGGCGACCATACTTAGCAATCAGGTCTGCTGCTTTAAGGTTTAAGATGTTTACATGCTGGGTAGCAACGAAGTTGCCATCAATCTCAAATGATACAACTGTGTGTCCAGCATCTTTAAATGCCTGTGTTGAACTGCCAGTGCCAGAGAATAAGTCATAGATAATCATTTATCTAGTACCTTCCTAAGCAAATCTATCCATACATGTACAGGCATAGTCGCATACCAATCTCCAGGATTACCCCGTCCCTTTCGCTTGTGCACGACTACACCTGTCCACGCCTTGTCGTTAGTCATCTCGACTATCAACTCTTCTGTCCACCCAGCCAAATCCATCTTGGCATGGTTCTTTATCTCAATGGTAACTCCAGGAATCCCAGAGATATCACCTTTATCGAGTGTCGCGCCAGCAAGTCTACGGTCTACATATGGAAACCATTCCTTGAGGTATTTTACTACATCTCGTTCGGCTCCTGCACCCTTAGCCTTGGCAGCGCGACCACCCATTATTTAATACCAGCCGTAACGATTATGAAAGGCTAATGCCTTTGAAGGGGTATCGTAACGAGCCTGTATATATTTTAATCCTAAATCAATCTGACGTGCCATAGGAGTCTTCTCATCCATATTTAATATCTGAGGGATTCCATAGGCGGTTGAGTGGGGGTTCTTCGCTGTATAATCCCAGCGAGATTCCTTGTCCCACAAAGTAAAGAGTGCTTTCCACTCGTATTTACTGTTGTACGTTGTCATTACTCGGTTCTTAGCGATTCGCTTTGCTAGTCGTTTCATCTCCGATATTGGTACGTAACTTAGATTTTTGCATGATGCTGTTGCGTCGATTGCCCGCATTTGTCCTTGTAGGAACATCGCACCCACAGCGTGGGGTAAAGTTCCCGCAAAGACTACAGCAGCCATTATCCAAGTGTATGTTGTCAGTTTCATTATTACTCCTCAATTGGCGCGGTTGCCTGCGTTCCACAGTCAGCACACTCCATATCTAGAAAATACATACTTATGCTACCGTATTCATCAAATGATGCTTTCAGGTTCCATATGAAACTCCCACAGATGCATATACTGGTAGGTACACCACGTATATCCATCGCCCTTGTATAATCTGGTTTTAGTTCTGTTATATGTTTAGTCATCATCTTCCCATTCCTCTGGGTCTACGTCTACTGTAGGAAGACCCCAATTAGGGTCAGGAACTATGGGTTCAAATATACTCATTTTAACCTCTCAGCGATGTCAGAGACATCCATGTATTCAGGATTAAAGTTCAACCAATAGGCAGTATTGCCTGATGGGTCTGCCTTTCCATACCGATTCTTCACTGGTGCTATGGCAATAAAGCCAGGGGCATCAGTACCCACGGTACAGATAAGAGCAGGTAACTGTGCAACCATACCCTGCAAAGCAGAGCGTGGTTGGCACGGTGTACCTGTATAGGACTCCTTCGTATGATGAAGTACTAAAACAGCAGCGTTAGTATCTCTTGCGAGGTACTTGAGTTCTTTTAGAGTTGAACGCATATTTGCAAACTCTTCTCCGCCATCGTTGGAAATATCCATAAGGTTATCAACAACAATGAGAGTTGGCGAACAGCCCCACAACTCCTCGAAAGCAGATACCTCTTGGTCAAGGTCATCAAGCGTTGGGCTTGACTCAAATGACCAAAAGATATGCCCCGAGTTTTCGTTAATGGTCTTGCGACTACCAGCAACATCAAACTCAAGCATGTGTTCTGCATCAGTTTGAGGCTTGCTAGTAATCATAGACAGCAGGCGCATAGCCATAGTGTGAGCATTAGTATCAGCACTCACGTATAATGTTGGAACTTTTGCACGAAGTGCAATGGCTAAAGCAACGGAAGACTTACCAGCGCCAGGAGTACCAGCAATCATCGAAACCTCGGCACGCCGAAATACGATTTTATTGATATCAAAGGTACGAAATACTGTTGGCAGCGGTTCGCCACCTATGTCTTTAGAACCTACGGCGCGGGCAAGTGTTCTCATTGTTTAGAAACTATTCCATTCTGCATCGCCACGGCGAAGCCATACTGGTTCGCACTGGTCAGGAGTTCCCTTTGGTGAAGGGCACATATATGCCTTCCAAGGACCCTTAGCACCAGAGCCTGTACGCTGTGACATTACACCATGCTTACAGGACTTGCCAGTTGGACCTACAGTGGATGCAGGAGTTTGTGTTGGATGTGCAGTGTGGTCTACCTGTGCGTTAGGAAACTGTGCACGGATATTATCTACTGCTCCTGATGAGTTGTAGGGTGTGCCACCTAGTGACTTACCCATCTCTGTGAGTAGGTCTTGTGATTCTGTCACTCCTACTACTGATTCAAGTGCCTCGCAGAATCCAGCGTAAGTCTCATGTGCGACTACGAAGATTCTCCCATCAGGCAGTTTGCTACTGACTTGGAAATTACCAGTCATTGGTTTTTCTCCTTTTCTTGTTCATGTTTGAACCCTAGTTCTTCCGCCTCATCTACCATATCGTCTATGTCCCTGATGAGCGGAACTATACTGCTAAGAAACGTGTCCATTGACATACTTGCAGGCAGATACTACACCACATCTACCGCAGTTAGACAAGTTAGGCAGGAAGATAGTTTCTTTCCGTGCCTTATCAAAAGTATTGAGGATATCCTCTACGCGCTCAGGGTGTAGGTTGTCAAGGTTCCATAAAGTTACATGACCAGTACGTGCATCCCAAAAGCCTGCTCGATGGACAGAAATCCCTTGCTTTTGCAGTGCCCACGCGTACACTGCTAGTTGCAAAGGATGCCTTTGGGATGACGCACCAGTTTTGATATCAAGGAGCACCCGATTCCCCTCGAAGTCAACCATAACACGGTCAATTGCCATCTTGACTGTTGTGTTATCTATATCTATTTCATACTGCTTTTCAACAAAATCTTCGTAAACTGACCAGTTCTTGCGGAACTCAATCCATTTATCCAACATCCAAATGCCTTCGCCGTACCACCATGACATGTCTTCCTTCTTGGCGTACTGCCAAGTATTCATGTCACCGTGTAGCGCCTCATCCTCGGCTACTTGGTCATACCACACCTTGTTCCAAATATCTTCAGAAGTGCCACCTTCAAGGTCATAAACTTCAGTGGCTTTGTGGACGGCAGTACCGCCAGTGAACCATACGGCATGAGGCTCTGATGCGCCCTCTACCTTGGTTAGATAGTACTTCCAGCCACATTCTTGCCATGTGCTGAAAGAGGAATAGGAAATATGCTTGGGTAATTCATTCATGGTTAGAGTGTATCACAGTCATGGGGTTTACTGTAGTCAAACTCGCAGTAGTAACATCCCGCAAATTCATCACAGATTTTGCACAAATACCTAAATTGGAACTCGTCACAACAGTAATGCTGGACATCGAGTATGTTGTAATGCTCATTTGAATCAATTATTTTTGTCATGTAAATACCCTACCACACGAGTTTTTTAAAGGCATGCCCGAGTCCTGATTTTAAGAAACGCCCCCCCTACCCCCCATAAAAAATTATGGTGGTTCAGGGAGTTGGATTCAGACGTTGCCGTCATCCTTCATTTGAAGTTTCCGCCCCACGGTTGCCCGCCTCAATATGGTACACTATCCGCATGGAAAAACGCGTCTTAAATAAATGGATTGTCTGTGGGCGAGTCACTGGATTCGCCATAGGATTTAACATCAGCAAGTATAGCGCTGGAATTGAATTAGGGTTCTGGTACATAGGGATAGAGTTTTAATGCCGAATTACGAATACAGATGCGATGATTGCGATACACAAGAAGAGCACTGGCGTGACATAGAAGAACGAGACGAATGTCCAACTTGTCAGCATTGTCTACGAATTATGCGTAGGATTATCTTGCCCACAGCAGTAAAGTTTAATGGTAATGGGTTCTATTCAACAGGTGGATAAAGAGAAAGAACCCCCCATCTTAGTATTTCTACTAAAACAGGGGGTTCTGAAAGGCTTTCGCCTTACTTTGTAATACCAAATTCTTTTGCTGATGGGTCAAGCGCCTTGAGGATTGGACCTACTAGACCAGCAACAAAGGCTGATGCCAATGTCTTAGGGTCATGTACGCCAGTCATGTACAAACCTGCTGCTACTGCTGCTGCAGAGCGTAGGTAAGTTAGGGCAATCTGTTTCATTTTTTCGTTATTCATTCATTTACTCCATTTCGGTGTGCCAAAGCCCACGATGTAAGGTGTGAGTTTCCGCTTGTTGTCTTTCTTGTAGGCACGGATGCGTTCTGCTACTTCTCCACCGTTGGCTTGTGAGCCTTTGGTTTTATGTTCAGGGCTAGTGTTGCCCTCATAAGTTGTAACAGTTCCATCAAGGTTATCCTTGACCACGATACCTACATGCTCCACTGGGTTCCCGCCTTCAACGAAGTCAAAGAACACAATGTCGCCAGGCTTTGGCTTAGCAGTTGCTGCATTAGACCAAGCACCTATCCCTTGAAATCCAGTGACACCTGCTGGTGTATAGACCACATTAGGAATCTTTAGTTTTACTTGCGCTGCACACCACATGACATAAGAACCACACCATGCTTGAAAGTTATGTTTAGTAAAGGCACCGTATTTAGTTTCGTTATCTTTAGGACCTTCTACGGTTCCAACCTCAGCCTTGGCTGTGGTTAGAAAATCATCCACTTGACTCATGCTTCATCCTTTGGATTGCGTAGCGGGTAGGTGACAGCCCATGCAATGAGTGTGCCTGCGATGGCGTAACCAACTACTGTCTTGGCTGAACCATCAAGGACTACCCAGGCAATGAACATGCCTAGTAAAGTCCATAGTTGGTCAACCATATCTTTCATTATTTTCTTCATGGTTTCCTCCGATATGCGGCTGCACCTGCAGCAGCGGTGACTGCGGCTTGTCCCGCGATTTGTCCTACAATAACTGCAGCAACTACTGTCTTTTCAGACTGTGCACGTTCTTGTGGGCTCATATCAGCACCAATGCTTGCAATAGCAAGTAGTGCCTGTGCTGGGTCAGTAAAGAGTGCAGCAACAAGGGCTGCTGGGTTTTCTAATACAACCAGCGCTGCTGCCACCTCTGCTGTGATAACAACTTCGTTTCCATTCTCATCTTGACGAACTTCAACTGGTGTTTCAGGTGGTAAATCTGCATAGGTCAAACCAGCATCCGCAATTGCTTGCGCTGTTACTGGCTCGCCATGTGCTTGTTCAATGATTGCTTGTGCTACAATGGCTTTTTCTTCATCCGTCGCATTCTTATCAGCAACAGGAGGTTCATCATGAGGCACAGGTGGCATAGGCTCTACTGGCGGTTCCGCTGGTGGTT